AAGTACAAGATGACGGGAAGCTTGACGAAATCAGGGAAAGGCGGTTTTATGAAAAACCAAGTGTCAAGAAAAGAAAGAGAAAAGCCTTGGCCAAACTGAAAGAAAAGTATCGCAGAGAAAACGACGAAGCAAAATTCAGTAAATAGTATATACGGCTAGACGGTCGGCCTATTCACAAACAATAGGAAAGTTCACGCCTAAAGGGTGAACAATGTCATATCACAACCTTGCTTAAAGATAGGAGGATTAGAAACATGGATAAATATCAAAGAAGTAAATTTTTCTCAGATATAGAACAAAAATTAGCACCACACATGGTGGGTATATCAGACAGTCCGTTATGGGATACATTTAATCGTGTCATAACCAGTAACACAAATGGCTTTGAATTGTCTACCAAATACCCACCACATAATGTTATCAAGTTGAGCGACACGAAATACCTCATTGAGATAGCAATAGCTGGATATTCAAAAGAGGATATTGATGTAACGATGCATAATGGTGTATTATCAGTATCTAGTACTGGCTATAATGACAATGACCGTATTGTGGGTAACAGCGAAGATAAAACAGAAGAAGACAATTCAAGTGTTGAGTATCTACATAAAGGCATTTCATCTAAACAATTTAGCAAAAAATTCCACTTAGATGAAGATGTTCTTGTAGAAAGTGCAAGATTTGATAATGGAATACTAACCATTGGTCTCAAACGGGTGATTCCCGAGGAAAAGAAACCAAAATCTGTCCCTATTGACTAATGGTTCCAGTGGTGTTATAGTATTGGGGGAGTGCTGCTCCCCCAATCAATTTACAACGAAATTAAGGAGATAGAAATGTCTGACGTTATTGAAGAAGTTGAAGAACAAGTTGATATTGATATCGATGAGCCTTCGCTGTACGGTGTCGTTTTTCATAACGACAATACCACTCCCATCGACTTTGTTGTGTCGCTCATTATTGGCATCTTCGGCAAGAGTGTGGAAGAAAGCGAAAAAATTACGATGGATGTTCACAACAATGGGTCAGCAGTCGTCGCAGTGTATGACTACGATATCGCGGAACAGAAGAAGGTTGAATGTGATATTGCATCGCAGAAATTCGGGTTCCAATTGAAGATTACTATTGAAGAACAATAAGGGAGGCTCACTACGTGTCACCAACATCTACTGATTTATTAGATTTACTTGAAGAGCCATCGCATATTTTCATGGCAATAAAGGACTTTAACCAGCAGGAAAATAAAATTGACCTTTTAGCTTTTATCATTGAGCAAGGGGCCAATTATTCCGAACACATTGACATGATCAGGAACATGGCCATTGAAAAGAACATTTCCGTGGAATCCGAAGTCATCATTGTCAATATTACAAGAAAAGACTTAACTAAGTCCGAAATAGAAAAAATGGCACAGGATATTGTTGACTCAATCTATGACGGCGAAGAAGATGATTACGACCCAGTATCACTCACCTTGGGTGATATTATCAACTGATGGCGCGTGGTCTTGCTGCGCGTCGGGTCGGTGATTCTTTTGTCGATGACAAGAATAACCAGTGGTCACTATCATCCATTGAGATGTTTGAATCATCTGTGGGTGTTGGAGACTTGAATCACCAAATAGAACAGTTCAAGATCAATAGTGGTATTGATCATCTAACCCATATAAACAATCCAACCAAGACTCATAAGGCTGCACTGTATTTTTCTTTTCAGGGTGACAACAAAGAAAAATCATACCTCAGATACTTTAAGCAATTCAACAATAGTGGCTTACCTTTCAGTTGGGGCGGCAAACAGCTTAGAGATGCTACGGGTCTTAGGTACTACACGAGAGGAACTGAATCAGAACACCTACCCATAAAACCGAGTCAGGTGATATCAAAAGAAAGCAAGCTGTGTCCCGACGAAGTAATATCATTAATTGAACAGAAAGTTGAACTACCCGATGATTTCAGATTCGGAGTGGTCGATCTACTGGACAACATCAAGAAGGGTGATGACGGCTACGTGAAAAACCTTGGTAAGTACCAGTCTACCGTTGAGAAATACATTGGTGAGTATGCCGCACCCATTAAAATGATCGGTAACATGGGATACGATCAAGTTTGGTTCCCTATGAGCGGAAACTTTCCACTGGTTGACAGCTTCGTAGTCAATGATTCGGATTCGTTGGGGATCAGTTCAAAGGGTGGTTCCCGTGGGGCAGCGGCAAGTGTTAGGGTTATCTCCGACACCTATCGAGAAAAAATAGGTGATGATCATCCGATAAGACAGCAAGCGGGAAGCGTCATCAATACATTACACCTTCTATCAGACAATTCCATGATTGACGGACCACTCAGGGCCGCAATCAGCTTGGATTTAATAAATGATAATGACTTGAGCCTAGTGACACATCTGATTAATTCAGATAACATACCCTCTGAACAGATACCAAGAAACGTGAAAAGGCTGATGGACAACATTAAACCAAATGTCGATCACCCCAACTACAATATTGGTTTACACGCGTTGTCTGGTATCGCTAGAGAGGTGTGTACACAGCTAAACAACCACCCATGTGCTACTGAGGTATTCAAGGTGGCACTTAAAGAACATAATTTTGTTCAAGTACATGCCCATACACAAAAGAATGGTGATAGTCTGAGGTTTTCAAAGTTTGACTTCATCAACCCATATGAGTTTGATGGTAAGATTGAGTTTTCAGCACAGAAGCCGTATATGGCAACAACTAAACCGAAAGGAAAGATTACGTTCAAAGTTACAAAATGAAGAAATTTAATGCAGACATAGACATCGACGTTAGCGATAGAAAGAGTCTCTTACAGCATGTGCCACATATCATTGGCTTGACGGAAAAGGGAAACAAACACACCACGGGTGTCTATTTTCAAATGATTGAGTTTGATCAAGATACCAATGTATCCAAAGTCAAGCCCAGTGAAGCATCTGAGTTGGGGTATTTCAAGATGGACTTCCTGAATCTGTCCATATACGATCAAATTTCTTCTAATGAGCAACTATGTGACCTCTTGGAACAACCAACCGACTGGTCACTGTTGAATGATGAAGAAACCGTCAGTCGGCTACTGCACGTTTCTAAATACTACGACCTTCTTCAGAAGTTCAAGATTGAAAGCATTAAAGACATGGCGATTTTCCTATCCATCATTCGGCCAGCCAAGAAACACCTGATTGGTAAGGATAGGAAGTATATAGAAAAGCATATCTGGGAAGAACCCGTCCATCGCGAGGGTCATGATCAATACTATTACAAGAAATCCCATGCCTTTTCATATGCCATGGTTATTAAGTTACAGCTTAATTTGATTACATACCAAGATAAGTATGCATCTGTGCTCGACTTATTGGGAGATAACACTAAATAGTTGTATAACTACTTGGGAACTTGAATATGTCTGATGCAACTGAAAGAACAAAGATGATTGAAAAACTGAAAGTCCAGCTTGGTGGTGGTAGTGCTGGTGAGGGCATGATTGAAATTGAACTCGACCCAGAGCACTATGAAGCGGCTGTGAACTTTGCCATCGATAAAATGTATGAATATTCATCGGGTGGTGTGGAAGAGCAATTTGTGCCACTAACCATCGAGAAGGGTGTTAACCAGTATCAGCTACCAAAGCAGGTTTTACAGGTAAAAAAGGTACTGAGAAGATCATTGACCCACTCTACTGGAACGGGTAGTGAATTTGATCCATTCGATGCGGCCTTCAAGAATGCTTATCTATTAGATTCGGGTAGAACGGGTGGTGTTGCAACATGGGACTTCTTTGCTCAGTATCAAGAAACAATTCAAAGAGTCTTTGTAGGTGAGATGGACTTTATCTGGCACGTAGGAAGTAAAAAGCTAGAATTAATTAGACAACCACGTGGTGCAGAAAACGTATTGGTTAACGCATATCTTACTAAATCAGAAGATGACTTATTAACTAATCCACATACTAAATCATGGATCAGGGAGTGGGCATTAGCTGAGTGTAAAGAAATGCTAGGACAAGCAAGGAATTTATATCCTGGGGGCTTGCCTGGAGCCACAGGAAATGTTACACTTAACGGTGATCAATTATTATCTGAATCTGAACGTGAAAAAGAAAGATTGATTTCAGAACTAAAAAGCTTTAGAACAGGTAATTTAGGTTCGCCGTTACTAATCGGCTAATAAAGAAAAGTCATATAACAAAATCACATACTTAGGAGAACGTAAAAACATGACGAATAAGAAATCCCCCAATAAGGGGAACGTAAGCCAGCCATCAGTAAATACCCAAGAAAATGGGTCACTCGACCCGAGAGCAATTCAAACACTGTTAGAGGGCATAGACCTTGCAAGTAGGCGAGGCGCTTATTCAATTCAAGAGGCTGGAAAGTTTGCCGATGCATACACGCATACTGCAAATGTGCTCACCAATATCAGTAAAGCAATACAAGAAAATAACCAAAACATAAATGGAGAAAACAGTTAATGACTAATTTGAAACATGTTGGAAGATTAAAGAACACTGGAGACAGAGTAATAATCATATTCCGAGAATTACTAGACGGGGACGGTAATACAACTGATCCCGATCACGCCTTGGTAGTTTATCCCGATAGACTACAAGATCGCTATCACGATAGAGTGCTTGATTTACTTGAATCAGATAGAGCACAACAAACAGAAAACTTTTTCGAAGTGTTACACTCTAGGACTTTCCATGACGGAAATAACATGCTAACCTTCCTACACCAACAAGGATTCTTGAAGAAAGTCCAAGTTGACAACGTAGTATTGTGTCCTAATACACATGAAAGGATAGCACTGCGTGATTACAACGAGTCACTTGAAAACAACAACCCCAATGCGGCTCATCGTTTGCAGGATTATGTAGACGAAAAACAAAGGAAAACTGCTTCTAACCAACAGAAAACTAATGAACAAGTAACCGTTACTGCTGATGACATTATGGGTCAACAAAATTCAACCCCTCAACATCCGAGTGATGCGTCACCCGAAGAACAAGCTAAAGCTATGTTGACTCAGGCTCACATTATGGAAGAAGAACGTAACATGCTTGATCGAGAAATCAGCAAAAAGAAAGATGAGGCATATCGTCTAAATCCAAGCTTGAAGCCACAGGCCACCTCAGAATCTTCGGATTCGGATGAAGATAAGGTAGAGTAACGCTCTGTCTTTCTCAAGGGAGAACATAATGAGTGATAAAACACACAACAGACTACAACGTACTCATCAGTGTTCGTGAGCCGATAAAATATAGCAGTTGTACAGATTTCAGATCACTATTAGATGAATCAATAAGTCTAGTTAATTTTTGGAATTTGTATGACTGCAATATCACGATCAGTACGGTTCAATTAAAACACGAACATGGTAATGTTACTCACGTATCTAAATCAAAGTATTGGGTTTATGTTCATGCGACTGACCCTGATAACACAAAGAAACAAACACTGTGTCATGAAATAGCCCACATTCATCAAATAGAATCTGGTATACTATCATTACGTGGTGATGGAAGAGTGCGTTGGAAAAATGAAATTTACACAAGACATGATGTATACACGCTTCCATATCATACACTTCCATGGGAGATTGATGCCCAATGTAAAGAGAAAATATATTGGAAATTCAAGAAGTTTTGATTTTCTTTACATTGGGGGTTGACATGCAAATAACACACCCTATAATGGGTAAGAAATCGCACAACACACAAACAAATAACACTAGGAGTTTATAATGAGTAAGAGTCAAGCCGACCAGAATGTCATCACGTGCAACACCGAAGAAGCCGCTGAGCTTCTGAAGATCGCATTCGCTGCCAAGCGTCCCGTGATGCTCTGGGGTAGTCCAGGTATCGGTAAATCGGGCCTTATGAAGACGCTGGCCCAAGTACCCGACGAGAGAACTGGAAAGCCCCGTGGCATGGTTGATTATCGTCTGCTGCTGAAGGACTTGTCTGACCTCAAGGGTGTGCCGTACTACAACGCCGAGACGGGTGGTATCGAGTACGCATACGACAAGCACCTTCCCAACGCGGAAGCCAACCCTCACGACCGCCGTATTCTGGTCTTCGAAGAACTGAATGCTGCACCTCCCACCGTNCAAGCTGCTACCTANCAGATNATTCTTGATCGCTACTGTGGTGATCTNAANATNCCCGATGGTGTNGACATNGTAGCATGCGGCAACCTCGAAACGGACAAGGGTGTTACTTATAACATGCCGACACCGCTTCGCAACCGCATGCTACACTTGCTTGTCGAAGTGGACGCAAAGGCTTGGGAAAACTGGGCATTCAAGAACAAGATTCACAAAAACGTGCTCGCTTATGTGATGAGCAACAAGTCTAAGCTCTATCAGTTTGACCCAAGTAGCGGTGAGAAGGCTTTCGCCACACCTCGTACATGGGAGTATGTCTCCGATCTGATGTATGCTGCTGATGACGCTGGCGTCACTGATCGTGATTCACAGAAGCGTTTAGTGGGGTCTGCTGTCGGTGAAGGTACTGCGATTGAGTTCTTGAAGTACATCAAGGTATCGAGCAAGCTGCCGAAGGCCGATGACATCATTTCGGGCAAGGTGACGAAGCTCCCGAAGGGACTGGATGACATTTCGGCTCACTATTCACTCAGCATCGAACTGATCTATGCATTCGATCAACTGACTACTGACGCGCAGAAGAAGTCCGATGAAACGGGTGAGCGTGTGAAGCTGAACAGTGAATTCGAAAACGCTTTCAACTTTATCGAAAATTCGTTTACGGAAGAACTGACTTACCTGACGCTTCAGAAAATGTTTGTGGATGGTGATGTGGTTGACTTCGTTGATCTGGATGGATCGATTAAGAGCTTTGATCGCTTCATGCAGAAGTACACCAAGCTGATCAGCAACAGCTAAATACCACTGAGGGGTGGTGGTTGGCCACCCCCCTCAAAATTATAATAAGGAGTAAGAAACGTCATGGAAAAACTGACACCCAGAGAGAGAATCGTAAAGGCTCGCTTCAACATGTTGATGGGGGGTCGTTCGGGGAATGGGAATGTTCTTTCGTTCTTCGGTCAAATCGCTACCCGCCTGAGACTCAAGGATAGTGACGCACTTCCCACTATGGGAACAAATGGGAGAGACCTTTACTACAATGAAGAATTTGTCGAGTCTTTGACTGACGATGAATTGCTTTTTGTTGTAGGACATGAAACACTACATTGCGTCTACGAGCACGTTGCCAAGTGGCGTAGGCAGGATCGTAACCCGCAACTGTGGAATGTTGCTGCCGATCTGGTCATCAACCACGAACTCAAGCGTCACAGCATTGGCAAGATGCCTGAATGTGGCTTGATTGACGACAAGTACGATGGTACTTGGTCAGTTGAAGCGGTTTATGATGATATTAAAGATCAGGAAAAGTGGCAGGATGCTCAGTCCATGGACACGCATATGGCACCCGATGGTGAAGGCGATGGTGAAGGCGATGGTGAAGGTGACGGTGGTGACACTGCTAAGGAAAACGGTGAAGCTAACGATATCGGTCGTCTGACCAAAGACGAACAGAGTCAAATTGCTGATGACCTGAAAGAAGCCGTGAAGGATGCTGCCAAGAATACGGGTGTGCATAAGAATGCGGGTCAGGGTGCCTTTGGCTTTGAGCGTCTGTGTGAAGAACTACTTGAAGGGAAGGTTGACTGGCGTGATGTTTTGAAGACGCAGATCACATCTTGCTTCGATAACTTTGACTTTTCTTACAGAAAGTACAACCGTCGCAATGCATTACTGAACGGTACTGTTCTGCCCGAGATTATCCATGAAGGTGAGGCGGTAAAAATTGTTGTTGCAATCGATGTTAGTGGTAGCATCAGCAATGCCGATGTGCGAGTATTCCTTTCTGAACTGAAGGAAATCACCGAGCAGTTCAATGATTGGGAAATCACCATCTTCAGTTTTGCTGATGGGGTTTTCAGCAACACCATGGAAACATTCTCATCAGAGAATGCTGAACAGGTCACTGATTATACGCCCGATGGCTGCGGTGGTACGAGCTTCGGCCCGATTTATCGATGGCTCAAAGACAACAGCATCGAACCCGAGCAGTTGATTGTCATGACTGACGGCTATTCGTGTGACGGTTGGGGTGATCCCACTTACTGTGACACGCTCTGGCTGCTGGTCAACAACGATGGCTCTTATGAAAAGCCTAGCCACGGCATTGGTGTGTACTATGATACCAATGAGGTACATGGTAAGGTCACATGAACAGAGGGATCGGGTTCTATTACTACACCTTATTGATGGGGGAGGAACTTTCCTCCCCGTTTCCCAAAAAAATAAAACTGGTGTCTGATAGAGTTTCTGATTTATGTAGAAGGGTTTCCATACATGAAAACCCTTTTAATATAGACTCTGATGGCTTACAGGCCATGAAGAAAAGTTTTAAGCTTGCGACAAAGCATGTAGACGAAAAGCTTTTCAATGAGACCCTAGAAACTTTTTTTATTTGGGCTTCGGTAAATAATGTGTGGATAGGTACAAATATCTACGACAACAAAACAACGGAGAAGCACTACGATGACTATCAAATCGGCGGCTGAGCTAGACGACAAGCCCATAGAAATTGATTTAAGGACTACGATGACTATCAAATCGGCGGCTGAGCTAGACGACAAGCCCATAGAAATTGATTTAAGGGGTGAAGACGGCAATGCTTTCGTGTTGGTCGGCAAAGCTCGGCGCTACGCGAAAGATTTAGGTTACTCTGAAGAAGAAACCGAAAATCTTATCAACCAAATGGTATCATCGGATTATGAAAACTTAATTCAGATATTTGATGAACATTTTGGTGAATATGTTACATTATATAGGTGAAAAACATTATGTTTGATAAAATTAGAGACCTTTTTTCGGGTTCGGCCCACGGTCAGACCAACAACCGATACCAATTCAAAATCCCAAACGGGTATGACGTTAAGCTAGGGTTGGACATGGAAGGATTCAAAAGTCGGCCCGATATCTGTTCACTCATTGGAGAAGAAAACCTTTTCGGTCAGATTTATTACTTGGTTAATAAGGATGATCAGCACGACAAGCTAGTTGTCTATTGTGTGGATGAGTCGGCAGAAGGCTATCGCGTGGTGGATGATGAGGAAGAAATTAAAAAGGCAGAAACTATTTTTGCTTGCAGTCTTTTCACAGAAACTCATGAAATAACTGACCAGTATTTAGAAAATGTTCATAAATACATGGAAATTGAAGAACTTCTTCCACAATCTGACGAAAACTTTTAGAATTTAACAAAAATTTAACGAAAAAACTCAGTTTTTCCCCAAAAAGTTCTAGACAGAAAAAGTTTTTAGTGTATAATGGGTACCAAGTTGATTGATTACACCTTTACACAAAAACTTTTTGGACGGGAGAAAAAACATGATTGTTCATATCACCAACGGTTCTTACTGCAATCAGGAAATTTCTGGCTCTTTCGAACTGCTGAAGGAGTGGGCACCGACTACTACTGGTGAACCCGTTAATGGGTATTACGGTTTCGTTACCGTTTTCCATAACGGCTTCTCCAAGAAGATTCGCGTACGTTGCAACGAAGAAGATATTGAAGTGACGGACGATTCGGGTGAAGTCGGTTCAACCGATGATGAAATCGCCCCACATGCTTGTGCCACCACTGAGTACTTCAAGCTGGAAACCGAGGGTGAAGCGGTTCAGCGCATTCGCCGCACCTTTGAATTGGTGGACATGGCAACCAATGGTGTTAAGAAGGGTTCCATTCGCGGGCTGGTCATCGCTGGTCCCCCTGGAATCGGCAAGACCCATAGTGTCATGGAAATGCTGAC